CGAGAAAATGGAAAGAGAAAAAACTAGAGGCGAGTTAATCGCTGAAAGGCTTGAAAAAGAAGCTGATGAGATGATGAAGCGGATCAATGACTCTCAGACGGAATCCGAGCCAGAAGCAAAGGGACTAGCTATCCCGGAGGCAGAAGGAGAGGACACCCCAGAAGAAGTAGTAGAAGACGCAGAAACTTCACCCGATGAATCTCAGGAGACTGAAGAAACATCTGATCAGATAGAAGAGATTCAGGAAGATGACTCAGAATCAGAAGATGATGATAAGAGTCTATCGGCTCAACAATGGGAAGAACGGTACAAGAATGCTCAGGCACGAATGACCAAAGCTACCCAAAAGGAGAAAGAGCTTGAAGCTAAAATAGCTGAAATGTCTAACAAGATAACAGCTATGGAAAGCATGAAGTCTGAGTCCAAGGTTGAGAAGCAGATTGAAGAAGTAGGTGTAGACCTATCTCAAATAGCTAAAGACTATCCAGAGATTGTTGAACCTCTTCAGAAATATGTGGATTCTAGGATTGCCCTAGTCAACCAGAAGTTACAACAGACTACAAGTGAAGTTCTTAAATCCCAACAGGAAGAAGCCGATAGAATACATCAAGGCAAGATTTCAGAGGCACACCCAGACTGGCAGTCAGTCGCAGCTACTGAAGATTTCAATCTTTGGTTAGACAGACAGTCAAATATGTGGAGAATTGCTGCCAAAGAAGGTGATGCCGAAGATGTAATATCTCTCTTATCAAAATATAAAACTGATATGGGTTTGGTTTCCAAAACTGTTTCTAAAGCAGAATTGGTAGAGAAGGCAAAACAAAATGTTGAACCATCTTTATCCAAGGCTAGGAAGCAAAATTTAGGTAGTAGCAAAAAAGTTTGGACTGCCCAAGAAATTGGAAAACTTTCTGATAAACAGTTTGCTAAGTTAGAAAAAGAAATTGATCTAGCTTACGCTGAAGGGAGAGTGAAGCCTAAATGATTTTGCTATTAAGAAATAACTTTTAATTAAATAAGGTAATAAAAAATGGCATATTCATCTTCAAGCGGAAGTTTTAGTTTCGCAGCTGGAGAGCAGCACTTTATACCTGAAGTTTTTTCCAAGAAGTTACAAGCTAAGTTTTACGCTCAGACTGTTTTGTCCGAGGTAACAACTAACGAGTACGAAGGAGAGATTTCAGGGCTTGGTAACAAAGTTAACATCAGAGCAGTACCAGCGGTAACTGTCGCTGACTACACAGGAACTTTATCCTACTCAGATGTAACTTCATCTACCATTGAACTTAATATCGACAAAGCTAAAAGCTACGCTTTTAAAGTTGACGATATTTTAAGAACACAAGCCGATATTGACTTTATGAATGAAGCAGCAAAAGATGCAGCCCAAAACATGAAAATCAAAATCGAGCAAGATGTGTTTGCTAATGTAGCAGCTGGTTCGTCTTTAACAGACATCAACGCAACACCTGCTACTATCAGCACATCTAATGTTCTTGGTTTCATTTTAGAAGCAGGTCAAACCCTTGACGAAAATAATATTCCTGAAGAGGATAGATTTATGATCGTTAATCCAGCGGTTGCTTCAATCTTGAAACAAACCGAGCTAAGACAAGCATACTTAACTGGTGATTCAGTATCACCATTAAGAAATGGCTTTATTGGTATGGTTGATAGATTCAAAATGTTTGTTTCTAACAACCTCTCTACAACTTCAGGTGTAACATCTGGATTGTACGGACATCCAAAAGCTATTGCTTATGCTTCTCAATTCACTAACACAGAAACCGTAAGACTAGAGTCTTCATTCGGTGATGGCGTTAGAGGATTAGCTGTTTATGGATACAAAGTTGTCCTACCAACAGCTATCGGAGAGTTCAAACTGGCTTAATGTTGGTTATGGGGAGCTTCGGCTCCCCTTTTTTATTTATGCCTAAAGGATCTAAAGAACACAAGCTAGAACAAGCACTGATAGCCCAAGCAAATAAAAAGGGTTTAAAAGGTGCTAGGAGAGATGCTTATGTTTATGGTACCTTAAGGAAAGTAATGCCCAAGGTTAAGGGCAAGAGGTAATACAATGAAAAAAGACGAGCTTATTAAAATGGCTAAAGAAAAACACAATATTGAATTAAATCCAAAACACAAACTTAAAGACCTTGAAGCACAAGTAGAATCCCTTGATTCTAAAGTAAAGGTAGAAGTTAAAGAAGAACCTAAGTCATCTGGAAAAAGAAATCCGATTGCTTCAAAAAGCGAATTTGGTAAAGTGGTTCGTTGGAACCCAGATCATAGACAAGAATTTTGGACTTTCATTTATGATGAGAGATCTCTTTCTGATGAAGAGAAAAAAGCATTAGGACTCTAATATGGCAACAATACAGGTAATTGATTTAATAGATAGGGCAGAAGAAATTCTGCAAGACACAACAAATGTTAGATGGTCTCAACAAACCCTTCTTAATTATCTAAATGATGCTCAAAGAGAAATTGTTTTATTTAGACCAGACGCCAATCCTACAAACGAATCATTTACTTTAGCTCAATCTTCAAAACAAACTTTGCCATCAACGGCACTTCGATTGCTTAGTATTTATAAAAATTTATCACCAAACACTGGTGCCATAACACAAATACAAAGAAGAGTTTTAGATGACCAAGTAGATGATTGGTATGCAAGCACAGGAACAAAAGTGGAACATTATGTTTATGATCCCCTAGATCCAAAAATATTTTATGTTTATCCCTATCCATCAGCAAGCGGACAAACCATTGAAATGGTTTATAGCTCTGCTCCAGCAGATATAACTATTAGTAATTTTTTAACCTCTACGGACACAATTACTTTAGATGATATTTATGGAAATGCTATATTAGACTATATGCTATATAGATCATATCAAAAAGACGCAGAATACGCAGGAGATTTAGAAAGGTCAGCATATTTTTATAGATCATTTCAAAATGCACTAGGAATTAAAAATCAGGTTGATGCTGGATCTACCCCGCAGCCATCAACCCCAACACAATAATGAAGAATGGCAGTATCAAAAAAATTAGAGACATTAGTACCCAAAGTAAGAAGAGAGGTTCCTAACTGTCCTAAATTTATTGTTTTAGATGAACTAAGAAATACCTTGATTGACTTCTGTATTAATACAGATATTTATATTCAAGACTTAACCCCGTTTGTCGTGGTCGCCAATGTTAATGAGTATGATGCTTCTGATTTAGATATTCCAGCAGGAACAGAACTAAATCATATTATTGATGTATTCAGAACAACATCTCCTGCAACTACACCATTATCACAAAAACAATTTACCACGCTAGAAGCTAAATCTCAGATTGGTGGTGTATCTATCTTCCATTATTATGGCAAAGGCAAACCAAAATACTATACACAGCAAGATCAAGAAACAATTATGGTTGCACCCACCCCGGAAGAAACCGAGACTTTATATGTGTTATACAGCCTGAAGCCAACACAAGCCTCAACAACCATCCCAAACATCATTGTTAATGAGTATCAAGAAACTATAATTCATGGTGCTTTATATAGACTTCAAATGATGAAAGATAGCCCTTGGACAGATGTTCAAGCAGCAGATCTTAATAAAAGAATGTATGATAAAGGAGAGGCTATTGCAGTTAGAAAGAATAAATACGGTAATGTTGGTGCCTCTTTAACTGTTAAATATCAGGAGTTTGGATACTAATGGCTTATTCAGCAAATTTAAAACTGGTGGTTGGAGATACTCTTCCAGAATTAACTATTACTTTAAAGGACAGCAATACTGCGGCTACAGGTCAAACACTAGACCCAGAAGACCCAACAACATTTGCTCCTATTGATATTACTAGCGGAACCGTCAGGGTGAGAATCCGTGAAATAGGAACAACCACTGTATTGAAAACAGTTTCTTGTACTATTACAAATGCTTCTGGTGGTGTTTGTACCATGTTATTCCCAAGCGATACTTTTAGTTCAGCGGGTCTTTATGAGGGCGAAGTTGAATTTACAAAATCAGATGGGAACATCCAAACCGTTAATGACTTAATTAAGTTTACCGTAAGAGATGACTTTGACTAATGGCGATAAAATTTGTAGTTTCTTATTCGGATCTGCATCTAACCGTAGGAATTACAGAACAATATCAAGCAGAGTCCATCCGGGCTATAGTAGAATACTCTAGCCTTCACCTTACTTTATCCCAACAACAACTTGCTCCGCTAGTAGATTCTGTCTACAGCACAGCCTCTGTAGATTCTGCTAATCCAAATTCTTTACTATCGTATGCTTATCTGATTACAGATTTAGATTACATCAATTTAACCGCAACCAATGTACAGTTAAATTCAGATACCAAGAATCTATACTTCTCAACACAATACGATTCACCACAAGTACAAAACATCACTATGTCTGAAGATGCTGTGCTTGCAGTTGACAAGGCATTGTCCGATAGCATTGCAGGATTTGACGATACACAATTAGTGAAAGCTTTTGGCATTGGTAAGGAAGATAGCTTTGGTGTTACAGAAGAATTTTCTAGAACGGTTATATTCTCCAGGAACTTTAGTGATAGTTATACATTTACAGATGTAATGGATTCTGTGGACACTGGATTGGGGAAAGAAGAAACCGCAACCATCACAGAAGATCTTGCCAAGCTTTACGAAACATCTAAAGACGACACACTATCCTTGGCAGAGGATGCAGTATTAGCATCATCTTTAGGAAAAATAGAAACAGTTAACTTAACAGAAGATTCAATTATTGCGTCTGATCTGGTCAAAGATGAAACCTTAAGTGTTAGCGAAGCACATGCAACTCTCTTTGATAAACCAGAATCAGACAGCATAACTATATCTGAAGATGCTGTATTAGAGCCATCTTTAGTCAAAGCAGATTCTGTATCAGTTTCAGAATCATTCTCAAGAATAGTAAGCTTTATCCGTGAGTTCAGTGATGCGTTTACCCTAGATGATCTAGCAAGCGTTACTGATCCATTGCAAACAGATGTAGGTCTTAATAAAGAAAATATTGCAACGCTTACTGAGCAGCATATCTTCTCATTATCTAAAGTGTTAGCCGATTCTTATTCTTTATCTGAGGATGCTGTTTTAAGTTTATCTAAGCCACTGTCTGAAACATTGTCTATGTCAGAGGCTGCATCCTTAGCCAACGCATTAGCAAAATCAGATTCTGTAGTTATTTCTGAAACTATAGCTTATGTTCTAGCAGCAGTTTATGCAGACAGCCTATCTATTACAGACACACCAGTTTTATCCACAGATATTCCACAATCGGATGGTGTATCTATAGCAGAAGATACTATCCTTTCTTTTGGTCTGGGTAAGTCTGATACTGCTTTATTATCCGATCAAGAAGTGATATCTTTTTCAAAGGCTTTATCTGATACGGCTACCATTACAGAAAGCATAAGTATTTTATTTGTGCCAGCTGGAAAAAGCGTTCTCAATACAGCCGCATTAAACACTAGTGTATTAAATTAGGAGACTTAAATGTTAAATGATGGATTAAAACTTACAGGTAAGTTAAAAATCGCTATTAACGGAGATACTGTAAGAGAAATACCAAATGTTGTTGTTTCTGATGGAAAAGACTATGTTGCTTCCAGAATGAAAGACGCAACAGCTACTGCTATGTCGCACATGGCTATTGGTACTGACTCAACAGCTGCTTCTTCATCTGACACCGCGTTAGGTACAGAAGCTGGTCGTGTATCACTAACATCCACTACTGTTACCAACAACGAAGTTGAATATGTTGCAACTTTTGGTGCTGGTACTGGTACTGGTGCTATCACTGAAGCAGGTATTTTAAATGCTTCTTCAGCAGGTACATTGCTTTGTAGAACAGTATTTTCTGTAGTTAATAAGGGTTCATCTGACTCAATGACAATTACTTGGACTGTAACAGTCAGTTAATTCTAAAGGAGTTAACTGAATGGCTGTTAAGTTCACTAACAACGCCAAGACGACTCTTGCATCTGGCATAACCAGCACTGCAACTTCGGCAACCGTTGTAGACGGATCGGTATTCCCAACTTTAGGAGCAGGAGAGTATTTCTACTGCACCTTTGATAATGGAAGTAATAATGAGATTGTTAAAGTTACCGCAAGAAGTACTAACACTCTTACAATCGTTAGGGGCGTTGATAATACTACCGCAAGGGCTTTTAGCTCTGGCGATGCTGCTGAGTTAAGAGCAACCGCAGGTCTTCTAACAGACATTCAAGAAAACATTGCAGCTAAGTCTGCAAACCAAACAGTCTACAATACTACGACTGCATCCAGTGCCACCTCTTACGACATAGGCATAGATCCTAGCGTAGAGGCAAACGCCATGGTGTTTTTAAATGGTGTGATGCAGCACCACGACACCTTTTCATTTAGTGGTAGCACCTTAACCTTTGATACAGCCCCATCCGATGGGATGGCACTAGAGGTTATTGTTGACAACCTTATTAACTTACAAAGCTCTAATCTTACGGTTGATACTTTTACAGCAGCCGATGTCGGGGGAAATCCACAAACAGACTTTACCCTATCCGACTCTCCAGCAGCCGAGACTAACTTAATCGTCTTTGTTGATGGTGTATTCCAAGCTCAAGATTCTTATACAATTTCAAGCAATGTATTGACCATGACTGACGGCGTAATAGCCGACAGAGTTGTAACCGTTTATGTTATTAACCCAGTCAATATTGGAACTCCAAGCGATGGCACCGTAACCAGTGCAAAGCTTTCTGGCAACATTACTATGCCAGCAAACCTTACCGTTACAGGAGATGTAGCGTTTGATTCACCTACCTTCGTAGTAGACAACGCCAACTCACGAGTTGGTATTGGTACCGCATCACCAAGTACGCTCTTAGATATCGTGGGTGATGTGAAGATGTCTGCCAATTTAACAGTAGATACTAATACTTTATATGTTGATTCTGCAGACAATCGTGTCGGTATAGGAACTTTGGACCCATCTCAACCTTTACATGTTGATGCAACTGGTGGTGGTGTTATTAGAGTAACAAGATTGGGTACTTCTGCTAGTGCCTA